AGGCAATGGCGACCAAAATGGCTATGATGTGTTATCGTTGCATTGTTTGTAACCAAAGGTGACGCATGAAATCAGTTGAAGAAATCGTTGATCTATACAGAGAGCGTCTTGAAGCGCAAGGTCCGATTCTCAATCAAATGCGTGAGGTCCGTCGCCTAGCTAACGGTGATGTTGTTGTCCCTCTTAATGAACTTGACCGTTCAGCTCGTTCTTCTGTAGCTAACCTGCTGGTTCAGGGTTTAGATCAGATGTCTATGCGTGTCGCATCTACTATGCCGTCGCCTTATTTCCCTGCTTTGCGTGAAGGACAAGATCGCTCTATGCAACTTGCTCGTGACCGGAAGCGAGCCATGCTTGCTATCTGGGATCAGAACCGCATGAACATGAAGATGCGTCGCCGTGCTAGGCACTTACTTGCATATAGCAACTCGCCTATTTTTATTAAGCCTAACTTTGATAAGCGCATCCCTGAATGGCAGCTTCGCAACCCGCTTGATACCTTCCCTGCGCCAACTATAGATGTTGACAACCCAGTCCCAGATAACTGCATCTTCACATACGCACGAACATACCGTTGGCTAACCCAAAACTACGGCGACAAAATAAACGGAATCCTTCGTGTAGGACAACCATCATGGGACACCATGTTCAAAATCCTTGAATACGTTTGCGACAACGAAGTAGTTACCTGCGTTATTGGATCAGAAAAAGGGATTGCAATGGAATCGGGCGCACCATTCATGGGTTCCCACGTTGTTGAACTAGAACGAATCAGCAACAAAACAGGTATGCCACTTGTAGTGGTGCCACAACGCATCACCCTTGACAAGCCACACGGACAATTTGACGGTCTGATGGGTATGTACTACACCCGTGCAAGATTGCAAGCCCTCACCGAAATTGCTATTGAGCGTGGCATCTTCCCAGATGAATACCTCATTGCCCGCCCAGGTGAAAACCCAGAGATCATTCAGATTGCTGACGGTAAAACAGGGCAACTTGGTGTTGTAAAGGGTGGAGATATTCAGGTACAAAACATCTCACCTGGATACAAAACAGACGTAGCTCTTGACCGTCTTGAACGCCAAGAACGCCTCGAAGGTTCTATCCCAGCAGAGTTCGGTGGAGAGTCAGGCACCAATATCCGTACTGGTCGCCGTGGAGAAAACATCCTTGCAGCAACAGTTGACTTCCGTGTACAAGAAGCCCAAGATTTGTTCGCTTCGTCAATGGTTGAAGAAGACAAGATTGCTATTGGAATTGAAAAAGCCTATTGGGGTAGTTACTCCAAGTCATTCTTTGTTTCAGGCATGGGTGGAGGAGTCAAGGACTACACACCAAACAAACTTTGGGAAACAGACTTCCATTATGTTTCATACTCCGCAGCCGGTTCAGATGTGAACAGTCTCATTGTGGGTCTTGGTCAGCGTCTTGGTACAGGGCTTATGTCTAAAGAATCAGCTCGTGAAGCCGACCCACTTATTGCAGATCCAGAGATGGAAAAGGACCGCATTGTGGCTGAAGGAATCGAAGCTGCATTGTTGTCTTCTATTCAGGCACAAGCCGCAGATCCGAACGGTCCATACCAGCCAGATGATCTTGCATATATCGCAGAACAAGTTGCTTCTAATAAGATGACACTTCCTAAAGCAATCATGTCAGCACAGAAACGTGCGCAAGAACGTCAGGCAGAAATGGCACCAGCTGGCGCACCTGAAACACAACCAGGACTATCAGCACCAGGTATGGGTATGGAACAACCAGCAGGTCCACCAGCAGGTCCACCAAATATGGACGCAATGTTGGCTCAACTTGGTGGTGGCGCAGGTTCATCTGCACAGCCACAATCACCAGGTGGAGTAATGGCACTAGCTAATAGTCTTGGAGGGGCATAACAATGGCTAAGGATTATCCAAATCGTTCAGATCTTCGTGGGGGCAAAGTTCCCAAGATGGCTGCAACAGGACAAACATACGGTGAAGCAGGGAAACAAATGGCTTCCCAATCTGCTGTACCTATGGCTACTCCCCCAACAGAAAACATTCCACAGGTTCAACCTGGACAGATGGGTAATCTTCTTCGCCCGACTGAACGCCCAGCGGAACCTGTAACGGCTGGCGCATCGTTCGGTCCTGGTCCTACACCGATGACCCAGTTCGCAGTGCCACGCAATAACGACCCAGTGCTAAACGAACTTCGTGGATTATACGAAGCGTTCCCTTCTGAAGAACTTGCCGATATGTTGGATTCATATGTTCGTGAAGGGTACTAATGGGTTTTTCACCATTTGATCCTGTTGATGAAGACCAATCCAACCTTGAAGTACAACAAACATTAAAGGCTGTATCGGACGCTAAAGCAACCGCCACACCTGAAGTTGCTAAACGTATTAGCGACATCTACAAAAAGTCTCCTTACATTCCTGCTTCAATCATTATTGCTATGGCTAAATCTGGTACTTCTAATGGTGCTGTTGATGTAGTTACAAATCTTGCTGGCAAACAAATGGTTGCCACAAACAATCCAAACAAACCAAAGAATGAATCATGGTTTGAACGCAACGTTTACGGCAAAGCAAAAGCTGCTTCTCGTTGGAGTTTTGCAGCGTTACAACTTCTTCCTGACCTTGTTCAAAATGCGGGTGCTGAAGCGTTCTCAGCTAATGACGCTGAAGGTGTAGATGGATTTTTTAAGTCCACAAACCTTGGAACAATGCTCGCTGATTCAGGTCAAGCCGGTACAGGATTTTTTATTGGTGACGAAGCCGCAAAGAATCAAGCAACTCGTGCAAGGGAATTCCGTGGAACAATCAACGGCAGTGCTTGGACAGTAGGACGTGGATCTGCACAACTTGCTTTCACCCCAGGTTCCAAGGCTTACAGTGTTATGTCAGGTTTCCTTGACGCTGGAGTCAACATCCTTGCCGACCCAACTGGTCCTTTAGGATCAAAGATTCGTGGTGTCTCAGCCATTGATGAGGCGTTACCTAATGTTTTGCGTACAGCCAAATCTCGTACTTCTCGTGCAGCTATCCCAGGCTTGGCAGACGAAACAGCTATTGCTGGTGCTAGGGCTTTGGCTCGTGGCGAAGCAGGTCTTTACACTGCCGAATCTATTGCGTTTGAACAATCCAAATTCGGCAAGTGGGTAACAACTCACCCTGGTGCTGTCCGTGTTACTGAATGGGTCGCAGGTATCGCATCAGACACCACAACAACTCTTGAAACAAAAACTCGTATCATCTTGGAAAACATTGATGGGTTAAGCCCTGATGTTGCTAAAGAGTTCGCCCAATCAAATACTGTCCAAAAAGTTCAGGGTGTTTTGGGTGAGGCTTCAGCAAGACTTGCTAACAACCCAGACAATGTTTTGCTTCCTAAAGACATCCGTAAAGTCTCTGCGGCTGGGGTAATTAAACCTTGGCTTGACGACACTTTATCTGAACGTGTTCCTTTTTACCGTTCTATTCGTAACGGGCGCATCCTGTCAGACGTTCCTGAACAATCATTGATTATTAACGGTTCAGGTATTGACAAATCAAAAGCAGTAAGAACATTTTCTAACTACCTCAAAGGCACAGGGTTCGCTGAAGACAGCCCTGAATACGTTGACATGATGGATACGGTTGTCCGTGCTGTAACCACACAGGAAAAAGCTGCTTCCCGTGTACACATGAAAGATGCTTACGACAAAGTGTTCAAAGCCATCTATGAAAAAGCCGGTGGATCAAAAGAAGACGGTGTTCGCATTGGGCAAATAATGAAAGAGAAAGCCGACAAACTTCTTCTTGATGCCCGCACATATTCAATTAATGAAGCTGGTCTACCTGATGATGGCGGGTTTCTTAAAGTCCTACTTGAACACACCAACCAAGATGAACTGTTAAAAAGTTTTGGTCCAGACATTTTAGACAATCCTAAAATGATAAGTCCTGGTGCATTGGTTGAATTGGCTGATGACGTTATGGTCCTTCCTGACTTTAGGGAACTTCGAGCGTTAACAGGGAAAATGGCTTTTGCCCGTAAAAGCAAAACAATTGATGGTGTTCGTATCCTTGCTGAGTACACACAGAATGAAATTTGGAAACCATTGACGCTTGCTAGTGGTGGTTACATTATGCGTAACATGATGGACGCTCAAACCCGTATGGCTATGGGCGGATTAGCCAACGCTTTCACCGACCCTGTTGACATGATTATGTGGATTACTCGCCGTAAGGGAAAGTTTGACATTCTTGGAAACGAATTTGACAATGCTATTGGTAAAGAGGCAGCAGAGTATCGTCCTGAGTTTGAAAAATTCTATGAGTCATTAACGTACGACATTTATCGCAACATGGAAGACAGCAGCCTTGCCAAACAACGCATGGTTCGCACAGGTAGTTTCTCTCAAATTGAACGTACTGGGAACAGGGATGCCCACACTAGTGCTTATGTCGCTAACTTGCGCCAGATATTTATTGACCCTGTAATGAATCGGATGTCACGCATTTTTAGTGCCGCTGAAAGCCGTACAGACAGACTTGAAAAAGTTAAACAATGGCTTACATCGCCAGCGGGTGCTAATGCAGCTGAATCGTTCAGGACATACCTACAAACAGGTGTCAAATATGTTGACCCTAAAACGGGTAAAGATAATTTCATTAAACTTGGTAATGACATCCCAGATAAACTTCTTCACGAATGGGTAGACAAACTTCTCAACTCCAAGGTTGAAACCATTGTTCGTGGCGACGAAGAACTTAGAATCATTGCTGGTCATAATCGTGTTCCTCTAACAAAACTTGTTGACGGAAAGGTCACGCTTTTTGGTCGTGAAGTTATTGACGCAGCTGATGTCAACTTTGCTAGAGATCTTCGTGAAGGTGACGGCGAAGTTGGAAGCATCATTAGTTTGTTTGACGGTCAAGGCAGAGAATACGAAGGCATCATTGTTGGCGAACGTATAACTAAAGCCATTGAATACGACACCGCCTTTGGTGTTTCTGAACCAGGCAGAAAACTAATCATCCAGCCTGTTCATGTAGGTGAGGCTTTTGATGGGGAAACAGGATCAGATGCTCTGCGTGGGTTGCTTAACGCTAAAGGTGACGACGGAAAACTTGCTCAGGTTGTTAAACGCCCAGAGATGGGGGTGGCTAAAGACCCAAACATTTCTACCGAGTTCACTCAACTGCGCCGAAAAATGGTTGATTTCTTCTTTACCAGCATTAATGGCAAGGCAGTACAGGTTCTTGAAAAGTCACCAACATTCCGCCAGTTTTATTTCAAAGAAGTCCTTGACACTGCTGACCTGTTAAGTCCATCTGAAGCCCGTAAGTTGCTTGACGATATTGTCAAACGAGCCGAAGCTGAAGGAATGAAACCAGCACGTTACGTAGGCAACAAAGAAACCTTAAAGAAACTTGCTGATGTAGCCGCAGATTCCACATCTCAGGCAACTGGCACAATTGACCAGCTTGACGGATACGCAAAAGCCGTAGCCCTCAACCAAACAAAAGACCTACTCTACGATGCAAGCCGTAGAAGCAACCTCGAAGATATGCTTCGCATTATCGTCCCATTCGGCGGTGCATGGCGTGAAGTTCTCACGACCTACGCAACCAAAATGATTGAAGACCCAACCCGTATCCGTAAAGCCCAACTGATATTTGACGGTGGACGCAAATACGACAGCAGCATTACTGGCGGTCAAGAAGGACAAGGGTTCTTCTATAAGGATCCAGTAACAGGGGAATACTCGTTTAACTTCCCAGCGTCAGGCTGGATCAGTGAACTTCTCACAGGGGTCAACGCCCCATTGCAGGCACCAGTCAAACGACTATCTATCGGTCTTGGGGTTATCCCTAGCATCGGTCCAGTAGCACAAATTGCTTATTCAAAACTTGCCCCAGACACCCCTAGTTTTGACAACATCACATCAATCCTTTTGCCGTATGGACGTAAAGAATCTGTTGGTTTTGTGCCGATGTGGGCGAAACGTATGGGTGAAGCATGGAACGCCAACACCACAAACCTTCAAAGTGTTTACGGCAATACCTATGTTGATGTACTTCGAGCGTTGTCAACATCAGGAGAGTACGACCTGTCTGACCCTAACGAGAAAGAACAGTTGTTTGCGGATGCCAAATCTAAAGCTCGTGTCATAACAGGGTTGAGGGCTTTAGGTCAGTTCTTCGGTCCGACCAGTCCGTCACCTGAGTTCAAAATTGAAACCGCATCCGGCGATGTTTATGCAACCCAGCTAGTTAAAGAGTTCCAGAAACTTCAAGATCCAAACTCAATCGGAGCTGACGGTGTTGCAGGAAACTACGACACGGCAGTTGAACGGTTCCTTAAAATCTACGGCAACGACGCACTACTTTACTTGTCTAACAAAACTGAGTCGGTTGCTGGTGGTCTTGAAGCCACAGAACAATTCGGTGATTGGGAACGCTCCAACGGGAAACTGTTTTCACAGTACGCCGATGTTGCGGGATTCATGGCTCCAGGCGGGGATGACTTCTCGTTTGAAGTGTGGTCCCGCCAGTTGAAAACTGGGAAGCGTCGCCGTTTGACAGACCGTGAAATAGTTGACGCAGCTCAATATAAGGCAGCTTCAGCCCAGTATCGTTCTTTGCGGGATCAGTTGCCTGCTAACCCTTCAGAGAATCAAAGGACTTGGTTGCGGTCTTGGCGTGTCGAACTCAACAAGCAGTACCCTGGCTTCCCTGTTGTTGCACAGTTCAACCCTGGTGAATTCCCAGCCAAAATTGCTCAAATGAAAAACATGGTCAACGAGCCAAGCCTTGCCGACAACGATGTCGCCCAAGCATTGAAGCAGTACCTTGATGCCCGTGACAGTGCCTTGGCTAACGCAGCTGCGGCTGGCTACTCATCGCTTGATTCGATTGCAGCAACACCACTTCGTGACTGGCTTGCAAGTATCGGTGTAGCACTAAAAGACGAAACCCCCGAATTCGCACGTATATATGAAAGACTATTGTCTTACGAGGTAGAGGCATAACATGGCAGAAGAACAACCAAAACTTGACGCTAACGGGCAACCAGTTGGACAAACAACAAATGTAAAACCGAGCCTTACCGCACCGATGATTAGCGGTTCGTCCTCTAACGCTTTACCTGCCGGACAAGCCATTCGCCCACGCCGTGCGCAAGCCATGCCTGGTCAAACCATTGCCATAGAAGAACAAAGTTTCTTTGACCCTAAAACAGGGATGTACACAGGTCAGCAACTTGTTAACCCTAAAGGTTTTCTTGAACGTGGTCAGTACAGTTCCGATGAGGCATACGCAGAACTAGCAAAATACCCCCCTGTCGAACGCCGTAATTTGTTGAATCGTTTTCAACAGTTGGGTATATACGGAAACTCAAAACCTTCCAACAGTGGGTTTGCCACACGTGATCTTACGGCGATGAAAGAAGCGATGTTGTGGGCAAACGCTAACGGTGTAACTATTGAAGCTGCTCAAACCTTGATGGCTTCCGAAGTAGGTTTCACCCCATTAGGCGCAGGCAAGAGAATCCGCACTACACCTAAGCAAGACTTGACTGCTGTGTTCCGTCAGGCTTCTAGTTCCATTCTTGGTCGTCAACTTTCTGATTCTGAAATCAACAAGTTTGTAAAGTCATACAACAGGATGGAAGTTACTGAAGGAACAGGTGGAGCCATTGCTCCTAACGCTTCTGTAGCTGCGGAACAGTTCGTAAAGACTGGCGCACCAGGGGAAGCACAAGCTATGGGGGCTTTGACTTTGACAAACATTATTGACAACGCAATTAAAGGACTTGGCTGATGGCTGAAATAACAACCAAAGAACAATTTCGTGACAGGATGTCTTGGCTTTACAAACGTATTGGCGATGAGCAAAAGAAAATTCAAGATTCCCCTGGGTTAAGTGCCGAGTCAACTACTGCGTTAACAAGCCGTGCTGATCTGGTTCAAGAATTTGTTAGAACTCAAATTGAAGGTCAAAAAAAGTTTGGTTCTTACGGTCTTGATAAAAAAGGCAACCCAGCAGTTGTGTACGACGTTCCTAAAACGATGACTGATTTATTGGCTAGATTTGACAATCCAAAAACTAAACTAACAGCAGCTGAACTTGCCGCACCATTGGTGGGAAATATAAATTTAGGTACTACTGGTCAAACTGACAATCCTGGATTTTATCAATTAAAAGTTACTCCTGCCCAATTAAAAGCGGTTGACAAAATTGGTGCTGGTGGACCAATTGGTCCCATAACTAGCGATACCACCGTTACCCCTACTGGTCCAACTGGTCCTACCGTGCCTGGCAGCACTACAAAAGTTGGTGCCACCAAAATGATTAAGGGTGTACTAAATACATGGGATGGCAAGAAGTGGATTCCAGAAAAGAAAAAAGTTGTAGTTGATTGGAAACCTAAGTTCCGTGAGATGTTTGCAAAACAATCATGGCTTTTAGACCTTGACCCTGTTAAATACTCTGGTCTTTTTAAGTTGCTTGAAACAGGAGTTAAAGACCAAATGTGGTTGACTCCTGAAAGTCAAGAACGATTTGCAGCTCAACTTGATAACACGGATTTTTTTACTGAACTTAAAAATGAAGGAACAGTCAAAAACATCACATCACTTGTTGGCGATCTTGGATTTGATAAAACCGACTTTAATGTTTTCCTTAAAGATGCAATGAACTTTGGTTGGAAAGGTGAAACCCTTAAACAGAAGGTCTATGAAGAAGCCTTCCGTAAAGACCCAGCCACAGGTAACTACGTCAATACCACAACAATTGAACGGGTACGCAAATCAAGTCCTTACCTATCCGTAGCTAACATTGGCAAATCATTTTTCAACACGGTTTCTGACAGCACCATTGCCGGTGTTTTGACTGGATCAATGGTCACAGACGATGTTGTCCGTCAGCAACGTGAACTGGCTAAAGGTAAGTATGGTCATCTGTCCAGTTTGATTGACCAAGGTTTAAGCCTTGAAGACATTTCTGATTCATACAAAACACAAGCATCCAAAGTGTTGGAAAAAGATTTGAACTCAATTGACATGAGCCAAGGTGCCTACTCAACAGCGTTTGACTTTGGAGAAGAAGGAAAGAAACGCCTAATGTCCACAAGCGAATGGGAAGTCAAGTTGCGTTCAGACGCTAATTTTGGTTGGGACAAAACACAGAACGCTAGGGAAGAAGCCCGTGCTTTGGCAAGTAGTATTTCACAAGCATTTGGTAGAGTCCTCTAATGGCAGATGAAATATACACAGAATCAGCTTTTAAGATTCTTCAGGACACTTTAGAATTTTATGGTTTGGGTGACGCAGAGTTTTTAAGTTCTGTCAAGGGTCTTTGGACAAATAAAACCATTAGCCCTGGTTCCACCATTGACGAAATTGGTATTCAGTTGCGTGACACTAAAGCCTTTAATGACCGGTTTCCTGCCAACAAAACCCTCAAAGACCAAAACAAGCCACAGTTTTCAGTGTCTCAATATCTGCGTATGGAATCCGACTACAAGCGTCGGCTCCAGTCAGCGAACCTGCCAGAGAACTTTTACGATTCCCCCGCAGATTTCCAGCAACTCATCGCCAACGATGTGTCACCAGAAGAACTTCAAGGACGCATAGATCAGGGATACCAAGCAGTAAGAAACGCCAGCCCTACCGTTATTGCAGAATTCAAAAGACTCTACGGTGTAGGCGAAGGCGACCTAGCAGCATACTTCATTGACCCTCAACGAGCCAGACCAACCTTTGACCGGTACGAAGCACAACGCCAAGCACAATCCGCAGCCGTATCTTCACAAGCACAACTTCAAGCTGGTATCCAATTGAGCGCACAAGAATCAGAAGCCCTTGTCCGTTCTGGCATCACAGAAGAATCACAAGCCCAAGCAGGGTTCTCCGCAATCAGCGCACAGCAAGAACTATTCAACCCACTTCAAGGCGAGCAAGCCATTAGTCGTGAAGAACAAATCTCTGGAACATTTGGAACAAACGCTGACGCACGTAAAGCAATCGCAGCTCGTAAGCGTTCACGCCAAGCCGCATTTGAAACTGGTGGTGGATTCGCAACAAGCCAAGGTGTATCAGCACTTGGCACAGTAGGGCAGTAGCACAACTACTTTCAAGTGTGTTAGTTTAAGTTTGATCCCGACGGGAAGACCTACTGACAGCCCCCCTAGTCAGCAGCGTAAATATGGGGTGTAAAAACTAAGTAGCCATCGCAACCCTCCAGTGCGATGTGGACCAAGGAGAGTGCCATATGTCAGAATACGAAGATTTCGATTCAGAATTCGACGACCAAACGGAAACCGAACCCACACAGAATCCTGTACGGGCAAGGATGAAGCAGTTGGAAAAAGAAGCCAGAGAGCTACGCAAACAAGTTGCGGAATTCTCAGCAACCCAACGAGAACTAGCTTTCGTTAAAGCAGGAATTGATCCCGCTTCACCGCAAGCCAAGTATTTCGTTAAAGGTTACGATGGTGATTTAACTCCAGAAGCTATCCGTGAAGCCGCCGTTGAAGCACAACTAATTACACCCCTAGCGTCGGAAGATGCAGACAAGCAAGCATGGAAGCAATCTAACAAGATTGCGGCAGGTAGCGAGTCAGCCCCTCCTCCACCGTCGTGGAATAAAAGGATTAGTGAAGCATCATCTGAACAAGAGGTTTACGATATTTTTGCTGAGGCACAAGCCCAGGGTATTGACCTTGGGTAACTAAACCCCCCCCTCTAAAATTTAAGGAAAACCCCAAATGGCTGATTATTACGCCAATGAGATAAGCACCGCAAGCCTATCTACAGACCAAGTAGCTTTTGAGAAGTTGGCATATTTTGCCCTTCGTCCAGAAATGTACTTTGACCAGTTCGCATCTGTTCAAGCTACAAACGCTACCAACCCAGGTGCTTCAGTGAAGTTCACCGTATTCGCAGATCTCGCAGCGGCTACAACGCCACTCGGTGAAGCTGAGGATGTAACCCCTGTCTCAATGAGCGACAGCCAGGTCACAGTAACCCTTGAAGAATACGGTAACGCAACTGTTACCACCGCTAAGCTCCGTGCATCATCCTTCCTCCCTGTGGACCCAGTAGCTGCTCAGGCTGTTGGTTACAACGCTGGTTTGTCAATTGACACCATCGCTCGTACCGCACTTCAGGCTGGAACAAACGTCATTTACGCAACGGGTGGTACAGATACCGCTGCTGCTCGTGTTGACATGGATGTTGATGACACCATTACCGCCCAAGACATCCGTCGTGCAGTGGCTCAATTGCGTGGAGCTAACGTTCCAACAATCGGTGGCAACTATGTCGGTTTCATCCACCCAGACGTATCGTACGACCTTCGTGGTATTACAGACGCTTCTGGTTGGCGTGACTCATACAAGTACACCAACGCAATGCCTCTTTACAACGGTGAAATTGGTATGTTTGAAGGCGTACGCTTCATGGAGTCGCCACGTGCGCCTCTGTTCGCTAACGCTTTCAACGGTGCAGGTGCCGCTGGTACTGGTGACTCATACGGAACACTCATCATGGGACAACAGGCTCTTGCCAAGGCTGTCTCAATGGGTGGCGAGTACGGTTCACAGCCAACAATCGTGTACGGAACAATCACTGACCTTCTGAAGCGTTTCCGCCCAGTTGGTTGGAAGCATTTCGTTGGTTACTCAGTATTCCGTCAGGAAGCACTGCGTCGCATCGAATCAGCTTCAAGCATTGGTTCAAACAACGCCTAATTTCCGACAAGGAATTAACGGAAGCCCCTGCCGAAAGGCGGGGGCTTTTGTTATTATCTAGACATGGCAACATTTATTACCCCAACAGACAATCTTGTGTATTGGTCTGAACCGGAGGAGAGAGGGATTTTTGCTTTTCTTCGCCCTGGAAGGCGTGGACGCAATGTGTTCAAAATGACTGATGGGTCTTTTCAGGAAACTGAACCGTCTGACCATAGTTTGATTTCCTATACGTATCATGGTGGTCATGTGCATACCGTTGAAGGTCAGGAACAAGCCGATCTTGTGGCTGCTGGTTACGGGGCGTTCATTTCGTGAAGCATAGGGAAACTCATCCGTACTTGGATGTTGAGGGTTGTTTTGGTTGCAGGGTTGCAGGGGTTCAGATAGGTTCTAACTCCACTACCACCAAGGGTGAATCAGTTGCCCAGATTAACCAGCGGGAAAAGAACTGGTCTAAAGATATGCCTGCCTATAAGCGTTTACGGGCTGAAGGTTTACAGCCAAAGACTATTGATGGCTGCCATGCTGTTGAGCAGTTGGCTACTTCACGGCACCAAATCGAAGGAACGCCAGCACCTCTTTAGTGGTAATATACCCTTGATATGGCTGCACCTGCAAAACAAGATTTAATTATCACTCGTGGTGATACGGAAACCGTTGAAGTAACTATTACTACGGACGGTACATCCCCTGTTGACATCACGGGTCGTACGTATTCATCCCAGATGAGAGTCACCCCTGACATTTCTGCTATCAGTATTACAGGTACGTGTGCTGTCACTGACGGGGCAGCTGGCAAGTTGACAGCTACTTTTTCTGCTACAAACACAGCAGCTCTTGATCCTGGCTTTTTGTATTGGGATTTGCAGGAAAACGCTGCGGGTGTGATTACTACTATTTTGTCTGGGACTGTCACGGTTCTTGCCGATGTGACTCGGTAGTTAATGGCTACTGTCCAGGTTACGGTTGCGATATCGAACGAGCCGGTTGTTGTTTTCAAGACTGGTTCTACGGTTGTTGTTGCTCTTGCTGATCCGTCTGTTCCTGCGACGGTTGGTACGAAGGTTACGGTTGTTGGTTCTGAGAACGCTGGACCACAAGGGGCGACTGGTCCTACTGGCTCTACAGGAGCGCAGGGTCCGACTGGTCCTACAGGCTCGCAAGGTCCACAAGGTCAAACGGGACCTACTGGTCCTACTGGTCCTACTGGTAGCCAAGGCGTAACGGGTCCTACAGGTCCGACGGGTCCTACAGGGGCGCAAGGTGACGCAAGTAACGTTACGGGTCCTACAGGACCTACTGGTGCTGCTTCAACGGTGACTGGACCTACAGGTCCGACTGGCGCAGCTTCGACTGTGACGGGTCC